AGATAGTCATGATAAATATTTTGAATGCGTAGTTTTTGGTGTTTCAAGTTTAAAATCTAGAAGTCCATTATTTCATATTATGATGCCAGACGGTGGCCTTTGGTGGAGGCTTCCTATTTCTGCCTTTTGTACAGAGCCAAAAGTTCCCGAAGTTGATCTTTATAACCTAGTTTTGTGGAATTCTTTTAGTCATCACATTTCTGTAACAAGATTTGAAAATCTAGCAAACCTTAGAATGTCTTATATAGATAGAACAAAGACAATAAATAAAGGCACATATTTATTTACTTTAGACTGGCATAATCCAGATACAAATGTTTTAGACGATGGATATTCTGAAAGTCCTGCAGATCACAAGTGTGGGCATGTCATTCAAAGAGATGATGGAAATTTTGCAATTCAACCTAACAATAGGGTAAGAGTATACGAGCCTTCATTTACCTTGGAAAAAGAATATTTGATTGACAGAGTAATTAATGAAAGAAAATATGATGTAGAAAATCAAGACAAATGGATAATGGAAAACTCTGATAGATTTAACTATGATATTAATTTAAACGAAGTTGACAAATAACTACATGGCTGCTAAACTATATACAAGCGAGGCTTGGTTACGTAAAAGATTTCTTATGGATAAAAAATCTCCACAAGATATTGCTAAAGAGTGCGAAGCCAGCGTTGAAACCATATACGTATATCTTGCAAAATTTGGATTAAGGAAATCAAAAAGATGATATTAAAACCAGTTTACGAAGATGTTAAACATTTTAATTGTAATGATCTTTATCTTCGTTCCGTTGGAGCACCTTCTGGCAATTCAATTTGGAAAACGTGTCACTCTATAGCACAAATGCTTATAGAAAAAAATATAGCGTATGGAGACTCCGCTCTTGATCCTGTAAGAATTTTTAGTAAATCAGACCCAGCAGAACAACTTAAGGTTAGAATTGATGACAAGTTAAGTCGTTTAATGAAAGGCACAGACTATCCTGGAGATAATGACATTGATGATTTAATAGGATACTTAGTTTTATTAAAAATAGCAAAGGAAAAAAATGTCAACTGAATCAGAACTAATTGAGCATCTTGATGAAGTTAATAAGGTAGTTACAGAATATCTTAAAGGGCAAGATCCAACAAAGATTTCTAAAGAGTTAGACATTCCACGTACTCGTGTTGTTTCATTAATTAATGAGTGGAAGGTTATGGCATCTGCAAATGATGCAATTCGTGCACGGGCTAAGGAAGCACTTGCTGGAGCAGACACACATTACACTAAACTTATTACAAAGGCTTACGAAGTAATTGATGAATCAAGTATGACTAATAATCTTAGTGCAAAGACTCAAGCAATTAAGTTGGTAATGGATATTGAAAAATCTAGAATTGAAATGTTACAAAAAGCAGGGCTTTTAGAAAATAAAGAACTTGCAGAAGAAATGGTTGAAATTGAAAGACGACAAGAGGTTCTTGTTGAAATTTTAAGAGACATTGCTTCAACTCATCCAGAGGTTCGTGATTTAATCATGAGACGCCTTTCTCAAATTGCTAAAGAGGGAGAGGTAATCACAATTGTCCAAGATGTTTAATGATTTCTTAGAAGTTTTAAAAGAGAATCAATTTGATGAAATTCCAGTAGACGCAAAAACATTTGTTGAGTCTGCTGATTATCTTGGTCAGCCACAACTGTCTTTAATACAGTATGAAATTGTAGAGGCAATGAGTCAAATTTATCGTAAAGAAGAACTGCAAGAAATATTTGGATCGGTTGCAGGTGCTCAATATTTTGATAAATATACTAAAAATGAAATTATTTTACAACTTGGAAAAGGATCTGGAAAAGATTTTGTATCAACGGTAGCCTGTGCATACATAGTATATAAACTGCTATGCCTTAAAGATCCTGCTAGGTATTATGGAAAACCAAGCGGGGATGCAATTGATATCATAAACGTAGCCATTAACGCACAACAAGCAAAAAACGTATTCTTTAAAGGTTTTAAAACTAAGATAGAAAAATCACCATGGTTTGCAGGAAAATATAACGCAAAGGCTGATAGCGTTGAGTTTGATAAAGCGATTACTGTTTACTCTGGACATTCAGAAAGAGAATCACATGAAGGTTTAAATTTATTACTTGCAGTACTTGATGAAATTTCTGGTTTTGCATCTGAAGTTGGAACTGGCAATGAACAAGGAAAGACTGCAGAAAATATTTATAAAGCATTTCGTGGCTCCGTAGATTCTCGTTTTCCAGATTTAGGTAAGGTAGTATTGCTTTCATTTCCTCGTTATCCAGGTGACTTTATTTCTAAAAGATATGAAGATGTTATTGCAGAAAAAGAAACTATTGAAAAGAAACATCTTTTTATTATGAATGAAGATCTACCACATAATGATCCAAACAATCAATTTGAAATTGCATGGGAAGAAGACACAATTCTTTCTTATAAGGTTCCAAAAGTTTTAGCACTTAAAAAAACAACGTGGGAAGTAAATCCAACAAGAAAGATAGATGATTTTAAACTAGCCTTCTACACAGATCTTGGTGATGCCATGATGCGCTTTGCATGTACGCCAACATTTGCATCAGATGCATTTTTTAAACAAAAAGACAAATTAGAAAAATGTATGACATTAAGAAATCCAGTTGATAACTTTAGAAGGTTTGATGAATCATTTAAACCTAATCCAGAAAAAATATATTATATTCATGCCGACCTTGCTCAGAAACACGACAAGTGTGCTGTAGCAATTGCTCACGTAGACAAGTGGGTAAACATTCAGGTTATTAAAGATTATGAACAAGTAGCGCCAATGGTTGTTGTTGATGCAGTTGCTTGGTGGGAACCAAAGTCAGAGGGTCCAGTTAATCTATCAGAAGTAAAACAGTGGATTATTAATTTACGCAGACAAGGATTTAATATTGGGGTTGTTTCATTTGACCGTTGGCAGTCATTTGATATTCAACAAGAATTAAAAGCGGTAGGCATAAAAACTGACACCGTTTCTGTTGCTAAAAAACATTACGAAGACTTAGCAATGATGATCTATGAAGAAAGAGTTGCAATACCAAGAATTCCTTTATTACTGGAAGAAATGTCAGAACTCAAAATTATGAAAAATACTAGAGTTGATCATCCACGTAAAAAATCTAAGGACCTAGCAGATGCTGTATGTGGCGCTGTATTTGGAGCAATATCACATACACCTAAAGATTCTAACCATGAGATTGAGATTCATACTTGGTCTACCTCTGCACGACTTGCAGAAAAACAGAGAGATATGGTAGAATTAGACAACAAGGAAATGCCTAAAGATGTTAGAGATTTTCTTGATAGATTAAACATTATATAAACTAATAAGGAGAAGAATGAATTCATTTAAGAAACTTGCCACAGTCTTGGCTGCAGCCTTGACACTTGGCGTGATGTCGGCACTTCCGACACAGGCTACAGTATATGCTGACGTTGTCACCATTGATGCCGTAGCAGATACAATTAATCCTGGTGAAACCGCAACAGCGGTAGTATCAGTATCATTTTTGGGAACAAGTACTGGAGATACCGTTTCGGTAATATCTGCAGTTTTGTCTGCCCCATCTACTACTAGCGTTCCACAGTTTGCCGTTACAGAAACATCTAGCGCAACAGTAGCGTTATCAGCAGATACAAAAACAGCAGCAGTATCTCCAGCAACTAATACTTCTGGTTATGTTACTGCAAAGTTAACATCATCATTTTATGTGCCTACCGTCGCTGGATCATATGTAGTTAGATTTATACCTACATTGACTAGTGCATCTGGTTCAGTTACATCTGCTGCCATTACATGGACAGTTACTGTTACCGCTCCAGACCTTAAGGCATCTTCTGCGTATACAACATCTTTTATTAATGCTGGAGAAACAATTTCAGCAACAACAGATGCAACCGTATATGCTTCAAAGGCTACATCTTCTGATGCATCAGCAGTTATAGTTTTAACTCAAAAGAATGCTGTTAATGCTTCTGCTTCAGAATCAATTACAGCAACTATTGCAGGAGCAGGTATGTTGGGGTATGGCACAAACCATGCAACTATTTCTGCTTTAGGTAGATCATTAGTTGTACCTGCAGGAAACTACTTTGGTGTATTTCCTGACGGCACATCTGGAGTAGGAACAATTACACTTACTTCACAATCTGGAGTATTATTGGCAACAGAGAAAGTAACATTCTATGGTGATATTACCAAGGTTGTTACAACTGTAAAGAAGCCAACAATTGCTGTAGGTTCTAATGCAGACGCAATCTCTGCCGTAGCATATGATGCTGCTGGCGTAGTTGTAGGAGCAGGAACATTAACAGCAACATCAGCAGACTTAACAGTAATCAGCAACTCAGCAACAACTGCTTCTATCTCTAATGGCGAAGCGTTGTTCTCTTTGGCTGGTGTTAAAACTGGTTCAGCAGGTGTAGTAGTAAAGAGTGGAACAATCTCTGCAGACACAGTAACTGTGCGTGTAGAGGCTGCTGTTGCTTCTATTAAGTTGGCTTTTGATAAAGCAAACTATGTAGCAGGAGAACAAGCCACAATTACTCTTTCACCAGTTGATGCAACAGGTGCGGTATTGTCTGGAAAGACACACGCTAGCCTACTTGCTTCTACAGGAATTACTACAAGTTATTCCTTTGGTGGATCAAGCGACACAATTACTGCAACATCTATTACAACTGACGCAAATGGTGTAAAAACTTACAAAGTTTACATGCCATTATCTGCAGGAGCAGTTACTATCAGCGCAACTGGTGGAACTGATTTACCAGCAGCAGGTCAAGTAAAAGTGTCTGCAACTGCAACAATAACCGATTCAGCATCACAAGCACTTGCTGCCGTTGCTGCATTGGCCGTAACCGTTGCACAACTTAAGACATTAATTACAACCTTAACTAATCTTGTATTAAAGATTCAGAAAAAGGTTAAGGCTTAAAAACTCCTTATAAAAATTGAGGGTAGATTAATTTCTACCCTCTTTTTTATTGCATAAAAATGGTATAATTGCTAATATAGTTATACATTGGAGAGCCATATAATTGAATAACCTTAAACGAAGACTATTATTAGCCTTTGGGGTAGGGTTATGCTTGACTATTTTTGGTATTATGGCTCCTGATCGTGCTGGGGCTACAGAAAATCAAGAACAAGTTGTTGTAAGTCCTGCTCAACAGGCGGTTAATACAGCCCTTGCAACGGCTACTACAGAGGTTCAACAGGCTATTACAGCCACAGACACAGCCACTGCCACCATCGTAGTAGCGGTAGTTGAAAGGGCTCAGGCTCAGTCAGCAGTAGATACAGTAACAGCCACAGTAGCAGTAGCACAATCAAATGTAGCCTTAGTAGACACAGCCACTGCCACAATTAATAACATAAACTTAGCCGTCACACCGATAGATCAAAGTTCGCAGGTAGTTCAAGATGCTAAAAATACTATTACTACAGCACAAACCTCCATAAACAATATTGATACATCAACTGCACAAGTACAGATATCTGAAGCCGTTGCAGCAAAAACAGCAGCAACAACCGCACAAGCCACTGCACAGACTGAATTAACTCAAGCCAACATTGC